CTGTGCTTGTCGATCCCGATTTCACGCAGCCTGACGGCTCGGATATGGGCTGGGGCTTCGTTGAAGTCTCCATGCACAAGGACGACTTCAAAGCCAAGTGGCCCGATGCCACGATGGTGGATTGGGACGACTCGGGCTGGTTCACGAAGGACCATGTTCGCGTCTGCGAGTATTACCGCGTCGTTGACGTTCCCGCGTCTGAGGATGCCGAAGGCGGGCGCGTGGTCGAGCACTTCAAGCTGTCTGGTGAAGACATTCTTGAGCGCTCGGTTTTCCCGGCTGAGTTCGTGCCGCTGTTTCCCGTTCTCGGTAACGAGGAATGGGACGAAGGCAAGCGCCGTCTGTCTGGTTGCGTGCGTCTCGCCAAGGATGGGCAGATCACCTACAACTTTGAGCGCAACGCCGCTTATGAGGCTGTGGCGCTTGGCCCGAAAGCTCCGTGGTTGGCGCCTGCTGAGGCCATCGAAGGCTATGAAGGCCACTGGAAGCAGGCCAACCGGGGCAACCTGTCTTACCTGCCGTACAACACGGTAGACGAGCACGGCAACCCGCTGCCGTTCAAGCCTGAGCGCATCTCGCCCGCTGGCGTTGCCGTTGGCTGGGCTGATCTTGCAGAGCGCAGCAAGAACGACATTCAGGCTGCATTGGGCATGTACCAAGCGGCCATCGGCAACAACCCCAACCAGCAGAGCGGGCGGGCTGTTCTGGCCTTGCAGGACAAGGCCGATGTGGGTTCGTTCCACTACGTGGACAACCTTGCTTTGTCCATCGCGCACCTGGGCCGCGTGCTGACGCAAGTTTGGCCGGTGATCTACGACCAAGAGCAGGTTCTTCGCATCATCGGCAAGGACGACGAACCCGAGTTCGTGCGTGTGGACCCGACGATGGAAACGGGCTACCAAGAGCGCCCGTCTCTCAACGGGAAAAAGGAAGTTGTGGTGAACCCCGCAGTGGGTCGCTATGACGTGCGCGCAGTGGTTGGCCCGGCCTTCCAGACCCGCCAGCAAGAAGCCGCCGCAGAGATTGGCGAGATGGTCAACGGCAACCCGCAGTTGATGGCGATTCTTGGCGACCTGTGGGTGAAGCTGCGCAACTTCCCCGACGCCGACAAGATCAGCCGCCGTCTGAAGGCCATGCTCCCGCCGCAGGTTCAGCAGGCCGAAAGCCAGGAAGAAGGCGCCCCGCAGATTCCGCCGCAGGTTGAAGCCGCTTTGCAGCAAGCCGGGCAGGAAATCCAGCAACTGCGCCAGGCGCTGCAAGAAGCCCAAAGCGGGATGCAGGCCAAGCAGCTAGACGCGCAAGTGAGCATGCAGCTTGAGTCCATGCGTATGGAAAGCGCAGAGCGCATCGCCGCATTGCAAGCCGATGCAGCCCAAGACCGCGAAGAACTCAAGGGCTTGATTGCCCTGCTCAAGCAGCAGATGCAGCCGCCGCCACAACTGGCCGCCGCTGTGTCGCAAGACATGACCTGAGAGATACCGCACTGAACGAAGCCGCCAAGGGAAACCAAGGCGGCTTTTTTCATGCCCTGACTTGGCGCAGGTTGACGCCATGACCGCGAAAGCAAATGGAAGAAACCAACGTGTCGCCTGTCGCAGACACGCAAATCCCTGCGCCTGAACTGGCCGAATCACCGGAAGTCGCCACCCCGGAAACCGTCGAAACCCAGCCTGAGCAGACGCGCGAGGAAGACCCTCATGCGAAGAGCCTCAAGAGCATGGAACGGCGTATCCAGCGCCTGACCGCTGCGCGTTACCAAGCCGCCGCCGATGCCGAACAAGCACGGAAGGAAGCCGAGCAACTGCGCCAACGGTACAGCCAGTACGAGCAACAACCGGAACAGCAAGAGCTGACGCCTGAAAAGGTGCTGCCCATTGCCCAGCAGATCGCGCAGCAGATGCGCGAAGTGGAGAAGGTGAAAGACACCATTTCCACGGTGCTGACGAAGGGCAAAGCCTTGGAAGGCTTCGACGCCGCTTGCAACCTCGTCGACGTGGAAGTGCCGTTTTACGAGCGCAACGGGAAGCCTTCGGACTTCTTGCGCGCCGTGTTGGCGTGTGACGCACCCGAAAAGGTGCTGCACCACCTGGGCAAAAACCCGGACGTTGCCGCCGAGCTGGCAGGCAAAGACCCCTTCCAAGTGGCTCGCAAGTTGGCCCGCATCGAAATCGAGATGCAGGCCCCGAAAGAGCCGAAGCAGTCCACCGCCCCGAAGCCCATCGCGCCCGTCAAAGGCAAGCGCGAGGACAGCGGCTTGTCTGACGAATTGCCCACTGAGGAGTGGGTGAAGCGCTTTCACAAGTTGCGTCGGGGCTAACGCCAAACCTGAAAGAGAACCATGCCCAATACCATCCTGACCCCCACCGCTGTGACGCGCGCCGCCGCAGCCATCCTGCACCAGAAGCTGAACTTCGTCGGTCGCGTCAACCGCCAGTACGACGACCAGTACAAGGGCTCCGGCGCCCCCGTGAAAGGCAAGTTCGGCCCGACGCTGAAGATTCGCATGCCGAACGAATACACCGTTCGCACCGGCATCAACATGTCCGCGCAGGACACGAACGAAACCAGCGTTGACCTGACGGTCAGCACGGTGAAGGGCGTGGACATGAACTTCACCTCGCAAGAGCTGGCCTTGTCGCTGGAAGACTTCTCCGAGCGCATCATCGAGCCGGCCATGTCGGTTCTGGCGGCCAACATCGAAGCCGACGCGCTGAGCATGTACCAAGAGGTTTACAACCTCGTGGACGGCGACACCGTGGCCTTCGGCTTCAACGCCACCAGCGATGCCAGCACCGCGCTGACGAAGATGCTGGCGCCCATGTCGGGCCGCACGATGACCATGAACCCGGACCACGCCAACCGTTTCCGCAAGGACACGAAGGGCCTGTTCCAAGCTGCTGACAACATCAGCAAGCAGTACCGGGACGGCATCATCGGCATGACCAGCGGTTTCGAGGTGTACGAGAACACCCTGTTGGTTCCGCACGGCACCGGCACCGCGGCCAAGACCACCGGCTACCTGGTGAACGGCGCCACGCAAACCGGCTCCACGCTGGTGGTGGACACCGGCACGACCACGTTCAACCGTGGCGACGTGTTCACCATCGCCAACGTGTTCCGCGTGCACCCGGAAACGAAGGCCAACACCGGCGAACTGCAACAGTTCGTCGTGCTGACCACGACCGGCACTTCGGCAACCTCGCTGTCGATCAGCCCGGCCATCGTGACCTCTGGCGCCCGCCAGAACGTCAGCGCTTCGCCTGCCGACAACGCCGCGATCACCAAGGTGGGTGCAGGCGCTTCGGAAACGCTGGTGCAGTCGCTGGCCTTCCACAAGGACGCCTTCGCCTTCGTGACCGCTGACCTGCCGCTGCCTGAAGGCACCGACTTTGCGGCCCGCGAAGTGGTGGACGGCATCAGCGTTTCGCTGGTGCGCGACTTCTCCATCAGCGACCGCAGCTTCCCGTGCCGACTGGACGTGCTGTATGGCTACAAGGCCATCCGCCCGCAACTGGCCGCCCGCGTGCACAACGACGGCTAACAGCCTGGGCCCCTCTTCGGAGGGGCTTTTTTGATGCTCTCAACGGGGCATGAAAAAAGCCATGACCACAGCAAACACACTCATTGCCGACGCGCTGACCGAGATCGGCGTTTTGGCCGCAGGGCAGACTCCCACGGCAGACGATGCCGGCCTTGGTCTGCGCCGCCTGAATCAGCTTGTGGAGCGCTGGTCTAACCACCGCCTGTTCTTCCCTGCGCTGACTGAAATCAGCGTGCCTCTGACCGGCTTGCAAAGCTACACCATCGGCCCGACTGGCGCTGTTGTTGCCAGCCGGCCTATCAAGGTGGTGTCTGCCAAGTTCGTAGACGCCTCGGGGCTGGAAACGCCCGCCGAAGTGGTCAACAACACCACTTGGGACGACATTTTCAACAAGGACGTTACCGGCTCGCCTGAGTGCATCTGGTACGAAGCCAGCACCGGCAATGGCCGCGTGTGGGTCTACCCCAAGGCCAGCGGCTACACGCTGAAGATGGAGTGCCAAACCCTGCTGCGCTCCTTCGCGCAAAGCACGGAACTTGACTTGCCCGAGGGCTACGAATCCGCGCTGATGCTGACGCTGGCGTGCGACCTGTGCCGTTCCTTCAATCGCCCGGTGCCTGCTGAGCTGCGCGCCGCTGCGACTGCTGCAACCCGCGCGATCAAGCGCACCAACAACGCTCCATTGCTCCTGTCGCTTGACATGGTGGGCGAGGAATACCAGATCGAAAGGGGCTACTGATGCCAACGATTCAAGCGGGCGCACTCGCCAACGTGTTTTGCCCTGTTGGCGGCAGTGTGACCGTCACCCCGGCTGCACAAGCCCGCGTGATCGTTGACGACCGCGACGCAGGCGGTGCAGTGGCTCAGATCATTTCCGGCGCGCAGACCTTCACGACCGACGCAGGCGGGTCTATCCGCATCGAAGCCGTGGGCGGCTCTGTGACCTACACCGACGCGCCAATCAGCACGACCGCGCAGGCCGCCTCGGTGCAAGCCTTGGCGTCAGGGGATGGGATGCGCGTGGTGGTCGGCGGCAGTCTGGCCGACACCATCCTGATCGGCAACAACACCACGCTGTGGCTCCCGCCTGGCGCCACGCTGACCAGCGCGGGCACGGTGCAACACACGCTGATTCGCACCGGCAACGCGGAATTCACCTCTGACGCCACGGCCATCCCCGGCGTGACCATCTACTGTGCTGACGAAGCGACCACCAGCGGCGCTGGCACGCTGCGCTACACGCACGCCACGACCTCGCTGGCCTGGCTTGCGCCCGGCGCTGCTGCCTACGGCTCCGAGGTCAACATCAGCGGCGTGACCAACGCGGCCACCGTCGCCATCTTCGAGGTGCCTGGGGCTTCTGCCGGTCAGTCGATTTACGTCTACGTCGCGCCTGCAACCCGCAGCGGCGTTATCAGCCGCACCGTGCGTGTCGAGGCCGTGACCGGCGCCCGCCCGATGACCTGGACCCGCGCCAGCAACGTCCGAACCGTGACCGAGACGGCCCACGGGCGGCGCGTGGGCGATTTCGTCATCAACTTCGGGCCATCCGGCGATGTGTCCCACGGCTTCATCGCTGCGGTCACTGCCAACACCTACACGCTCCCCGACACCGGCACGGACCAAGGCACGGCGCAGGTTGGCCGCGCCTACGGTGTGCGCAACATCACCATTTTGGGCAACGGCGCCACGCTGGACTACAACAAATCCGGCTTGGCGACCGCGCTCATGTCCAACCTGCACGCCGTGATCCTGAACGCTTGCAGCGACGTGCTGGTGGACCGTTTGCAGGTCAACAACACCACGAAGTACGCGTGCTTGGTGACTGGCTTCAAGAACTTCGTGGCGCGCGGCTTTTCGACATTCCGGGCAGTCAGCAGTGACACCAGCGGCAATAGCGATGTGGTCCACCCGCTAGGCCCAGGTCGCGGCTTTGTGGCCGAGAACACCCGCGCGCAGGGCGGCGACAACATCATCGGAGTCGGCTGTTCGGACTACTACGACTATGTGCTGAACTGCCCTCAGTACGGCGACCTCTCGCTGATCGGCGGTCGAGTCACCGATTCGTGGTGCGAGGACACCGACGAGCACCCTGTGCGCTTCTACAACGCCAACGGGTCGAACGTCATCCGCAATTGGGTTGTGGATGGGGTGTATGGCACCTACTCGACAGGCGCCGACGCCTGCGTGGCCATCATCATGGACACCATGAGCGGCGGCATGGTGGACTCGGGCGCCACGAACGTTGACGGCTTGACGGTCATCAGCCCCGATGCAGTGCGAGCTGACGGCAGCGCAAGCTATGGCTTCATCAATCGCGGCGCTGGTACGCGGCGGAACATTGAGCTGCTGCGCGTGCGCCCTCGCATCGGCACGCCTACCGTGCGCGCCACTTGTTGGGTTGAGGGCGGCTCCAGCATTTCCGACCTGACTGCCGAGTTCGAGGCGGGTGACTTCTCGGGCTACCTGGTTGGTTTGACCGGCACCGCGTCAGTCGGGCGCTTGTCGGTGCGTGCTGCCGGCCTGCTGAACGGCAACAACGAGCTGGGCGGTACTCAGCGGCCTGTGGTGGTGGCGCTCGACTCCAGCACCTCCGTCATCACGCGCTTGGATGTGCAGGGTCTCGAACTGGACGACAGTTCCAGCACCGGCACCAAGATTTGCGGCGTGCTCAACAACGGCACGATCGGCGAGGCGCTGCTGTCAGACATCCGCATGCTGGATGGCGATGCGCTGTATCGCCACACGACGACTGCGGCAGCGGGCCAGGTCCTGCGGCTGCGCAACATCAACGCCAACGCAGACCATGTGGCCTTCTATGACGGCGGCGCCCCGGCGCAGGTGGACCTCAGCACGGTGTGGCACAACAAGGTCGCCAACGCGCTGTTTTCAGTCAACGACCCGACGGGGCGCGACATGCGTGTGCGCGTCGTCAACTGCCGCGCCGGCAACCGCATGTTGCGAAACCTGCAAGGCGGCCACACCTGGCGCATCAGCGGCTACGGCAACGAGCCAGGCGGCGGCGCGGCCATCGTGACCGATGCGGGCACGCCATCGTGGCGCCTCGATGGCGATTGGGACTTGGTGACGGACGGCGCTCTTTTGGATGCCACGGCCACCAACCATCGGGCCGGCGCCAAGTTCTACAACTCGAATGCCGCATTCGGCGCCGGCATCGGCGGCTATGTGCGCGGGGCCACGGCCTGGGTCCGCGTGGCCGCCTGAATCCCATCCCCTGCCGGTACACACACCGCCCTAGAGGCGGTTTTTTTACGCCCAAATGATCCCATTCGTCGGCCCGTCCTACACGCTAGCCAACCGCAAGGCCAGCGTACAGCGCACGGTGAACATGTACCTGCTTGGCTTGGAAACGCCCAGCAAGGCGCCGTTCATCTTGCAGACCGTGCCCGGTCTGTCCGTGTTCGCTGCTATGGGTGCGCCTGTGCGTGGCTTGTTCCAGGCTGCAAACCGCTGCTTTTGCGTGGCTGGTTCGGTGCTGTACGAGCTGAGCGCTTCGGGTGTCGCAACGTCGCGCGGCACGCTGAATACCAGCACCGGCCCGGTTGACTTCGCGTGGGGCCTGACTCAACTGGCGATCGTTGACGGGCCCAACGGCTACACGCTGAACCTGAACACCAACACCTTCGGCGTTATCACTGCTGAAGGCTGGCTGGGCTCCCATCGTGTGGCCTACCTCGACGGCTATTTCATCTTCACCGACCCCGATACGCAAGTCTTTTACCTGTCGGCCATTGACGATGCGACCACACTCGACGCTCTGGCTTTTGCATCAGCCGAAAGCACCCCGGATGACGTTGTGGCGCATCTGGTCGATCATCGGGAGCTGTGGCTGCTCGGGGAGACGACCACAGAAGTTTGGTTCAACTCGGGCGCGGCTGATTTCCCCTTTGCCCGCAATAACGGTGCATCTGTCGAAGTAGGCTGCGCCGCCAAGCACAGCGCGCAGAAGATCGACTCCGGCCTGATGTGGGTGGGCCGTGACCGCAACGGCTCGGGCATGGTGTACCGCTCCAACGGCTACCAAGCCGTGCGGGTGTCGTCCGTGGCCGTGGAAGAGGCTTTGCAGGGCTCTGCGGACCTCAGCGCGGCTCGTGCGTGGGTGTACCAGCAGAACGGGCAGACCTTCTACGTTTTGACCGCTCCCGGCCTGTCCTCGTCGTGGGTCTACGAGGTGTCAACCGGCACTTGGCACGAACGGGCCGAACTGGTGGCGGTTGACTTCGCCCAATGGCGCGGGACTTGCCACGCATACGTGCACGGCAAGCACCTTGTGGGCGATGACGCGGGCAACGTGTACGAAATGGCCTCGCGGTTCAACTCGTTCGCGGGAAGTGTCATCCGCCGAACCCGCATCAGCCCGAACCAAGCCACCCCGGCGCGTGATCGGCAGTTCTTTGGCGAGTTCGTCATGGACTGCACCACGGGCGGGGCTGCTCAGGGCACAGAGCCTGTTGTCGAACTGTCGTGGTCTGACGATGGCGGATACCGCTGGGGCAACCCTGTGCAACGGTCTGTCGGTGCCGTGGGTGAGTTCTTGCCCCGCGTGATCTGGCATCGGCTTGGCAACGCACGGGACCGCGTGTGGCGCGTTGACTTCACCGACGCATCGCCGTTTTCCATCATTAGCGCAGAGGCCCGATGAGCATTCCAGCGGCCACCAAAAACGCGATGTTGTCTGCTCTTGCGGTGGACAAGGTGAGCCTGCACACGGGCTTCCCCGGCTCCATCGGCTCCAACGAAGTGGCGGGCGGCAGCTACGCCCAGCAGACGGTGACGTTCTCCAGCCCCGCTGGTGGCGTCAAGGCCATGACTTCAGCCGTGACGTTCTCCGGCCTGCCGATCTGCACGATTCGGTGGGTCGGCTTTTGGGCTGGCACGACCTTCATTGCCTGCGCTCCAAACGGTGGCGCTGTGCCCAAGAACTTCATCGCGGTGCCTTCTTCCGACCTGCTTTACAGCGCCTCGCATGGGTTCGCTGACGGTCAAAAGGTGGTGCTGTTCTCTGGCACGCCGCCCGGTGGTCTGACGGAAGGGCAGGTCTATTTCGTCCGCGACTCGCTCACGGACTCTTTCAAGCTGGCCGCTACTTTGGGTGGCGAAGCCGTCAACTTGACCAGTGCTGCCAGTGCTGGTTGCTGGCTCTCCGCGATCACGGAAGACGTGTATGGCGTGGCCGGCGCATCCCATCAACTTTCGGCGGCGTCTCTCGTCGTCCCGGACTAAAGCATGGCCGACAATACGACCCTGAACATCGGCGCTGGTGGCGACGTGATTGCCACCGATGACATTGGCGGCGTCAAGTTCCAGCGCATCAAGCTGATCCACGGCGCTGACGGCACCAACGATGGCGACGTTTCAAACGCCAACCCGTTGCCGACCAATATGCAAGAGGTCGGCGGGGCTGCTTTGACGCTGGGTGCCAAGGCAACGAGCGCATCTATCCCGGTGGCTCTGCCGTTGGATACGGTGGTCGGCTCGTCTGCGGCTATCGCCACGCTGAACACTGATCTGCTGACCGGAAACGCGAGCGGCTGGTATGACGCATCGCAGTTTCACTCGGTGTCTGTGCAGATCATCGGCGGTGCTGGCATCAGCGCGGGCGCCATCTTCTTCGAGCAGACCAACGACACCAGCGCAGCCGCAGCTGGCAACGTTTGGCCGGTCGAAGAAGACACGACCCTGACGCCCACGCCTCAGATCGCCGCCATCACCATCGCGGCATCCACCACCCGCATGTTCCGTAGTGCCGTGACGGCGCGATATGTCCGCGTGCGCGTGTCTACCGGCTTCACTGGCGGCACGGTGCAGGCTGTGGCGGTGTTCAGCCAAGTGCCTTACTCGCGCATGGTGCAGACCGTCGCGCAGGCCACGGCGGGCAACATGAACGTCACGGTTGCAGGCACCGTCACCACGACGCTTGGCAACCCGACCAACGCCAGCATCATCAACAGTGCGGCCAGCACGAACGGCACGGTCATCAAGGGCAGCGCGGGCAACCTGTACGGCATCACGGCCAGCAACAACGGCGCGGGCGTGGCTTGGGTCAAGCTGCACAACTCCACCACCGTAACCGTGGGCTCTACCGCTGTGGCGCAATGGTTCGCGGTGCCTGCTGGCGGCTCCATCCAGTACGACTGGGGGCCGCTTGGTGCGCGCTTCTCCACCGGCATCTGTCTGAGCATCACCGGGGCTGTTGGTGACACCGACACCACCGCCGTTGCTGCTGGTCAGGTCAAGGTCATCACGAGCTTCATCTAATGCTGCTCTTTTCGGGCCTAACTGGCGTCGGTGCGGGGTCCACCGAGGCCACCGTTTACCTGCCGGTGCGGTTCGTGTCGGGGGCTTTGACCACCAGCGGCGTTCAAAGCAGTTCGGCCATCCGCTCGTTTCTGCCGGGCGCGCGTGAAAAGGTGGTTGATTCGCAGGGGCTGATGAATCCGGTTTGGTATCGGTTCTTCGACCAGTTCGTGAACGTCTTTGCTGGTGGCGTGGGGACGTTGACCCTCTCCGACTTGGTAAGCGCAGTCAACAGCGCACAAGCCCAGGCCACGACCGCCGCCACGCAAAGCCAAACCATTGCCACGCAGGGCCAAGCCAATGCCGAAGCCCTGGCCGCTTCTATTCAGGTGTTGCAGGCCGCATCCCTTGCAGGCGCGAACCAAATCCCGCCCGTGCTGCTGACTAACGAGGAATTTCCATGACGACAATCATTGACCCCCACACTGGGCAGCCTGTGCAATGGAATGGGCTGGTGGACTACAACCAAGTCCGCGGCTACGAACAACTGCTTCAGGGGGCAGGGCTTTGGGACGACTCTTGGGTCAACTCCCAAGACTGGATGAACATGGACCGCGCCTCTCAGGTCGCGGCCAATGACCAGTTCGACGCCAGCTCCCTCGGTGCGCTGGGCGGCTATCAGGTCGGATCCTCGCGCAACGGCTACACCGTCACCGACTACCTGATTGACCCGCAGGGGAACATTGTCGGTCAGCGTGACCGCTACGACCAAGGCGACTCTTTCCACTCCGACGATTACGCAAAGATGGCGGCGGTTATCGCTGCTGGTCTTGGCACGGCATACACGATGGGCGACCTTGCGCTAGTAGGGTCTGCCGCTGCTGGCGGCGGGACCGCTGGGGCCGCTGGGGCAACTTCTGCTGGCGCTGGCGGCGCGACTGCCGGGACAGCCGGCGCGACTGCTGGCACTACTGCTGCAACCGGCGCGGGTGAAGTGCTGGGGTCTTGGGGCGGGTGGAATGTTGACCCGTCCATGTTGGGGAGCGCAATGTCTACTGGCGGTGGCGATCTGAATACGTGGCTGCAACTTGGCGGAGCGCTGTACGGCAACTACTCCAACAACAAAGCAGCCGATGCGGCCAATGCGGGGTTGGAGTCGTCCAACGCCTTGCAGAAGTACATGTACGACCAGACGCGGGCCGACTACAAGCCATACCGTCAGGCCGGCTATGACGCGCTGAGCCAGATTCAGGGGCTCTTGAGCGACCCGTCAGCCATCACCAAACAGGCCGACTACCAATTCGGTCTGCAGCAAGGCACGAACGCCCTGAACAGCGGCGCGGCCTCGCGTGGCATGACCTACAGCGGGGCTCAGCAGAAGGCTTTGCAGCGCTACGGCCAGGACTACGCAGGCACCAAGCTCAACGAGTCTTACAACCGCCTCGCAGGCATTGCAGGCATCGGCCAGCAGGCCACTGGCAGCACCACTGCTGCGGGTTCCAACTACGCCAACAACGTGGGCAACGCCTTGCAGACCGCAGGCAACAACCAGGCCGGCGCCTACGTGGGCAACGCTCAGAACTGGATGAACGCTTTCGGGAACATCGCCAACTACAACCAGCAGAAGAACCTGCTGTGGGGCAACGGGGGCTGATCTATGAGCATCGCAAACATCCTCGCACGCGGCTACCAACTGCCGCAGATGGACAGCCCGGTGAACGCTCTG